CGCTGGGTGTCGTAAATCTTTGGGATTATGTCAACAATTTGACGGGTAACGTGCCGAATAGCCCGCGCCAGATTGTCCACGTAATGATAAGTGCCAGTATCAGACTGACGCTCACGCGCCATAATTGCCTTGCCCGATCGCTCATTCGATGTCGCTCCCAGACTGGTGTCATACTGCCCTGTGGTCGACTTGATGTCATCCGACGCACCCATCTTGGCCTGAATTAGACCCGTCTGTGGCAGCGGCGGGGCTGCCCGTTGGGGCAACGGCAGCACGGCGCCTGAACCGTCGGTGACGTCTGGGTTGACCTCCAGATACGGCCAGTTCTGCGTGTTGGCCGTTTTCCACTGCATCTCGTAGCCTTCGAACTGGCCACCGTAGCCGATAAACGGCGCTTTCGGTGCCAAGGCCAGCATTTCAGCTTCTTGGCTCGTCCAGTAGTTGTACATGCGCTGCGCGTCTTTCGCGTTACGCACCAAACCAGAGACGTAAATCTTACCGTCAACCTCGAACTCGTTGCCAACTACGCGTACGACCGGGATCCACTTGCCGACCCAATCACGCTCTTCCAACATCTCGTAGCCGTTGGTCTTGCACCACTTGACCCGCTTGGCGTGTACCTGACGGGTGCGGATAGGTTTGATGCCCATCTGTTTCATCTGCTTGGCCTCGGGCGAACCTTCGAACGCCGTCATGTTGCCGGGGTACAGGTTCAACGTCGCGTTGTCGTACTCGACGTAGTAGTACTCAGCAATCCGCACCGTGTCCTGGTTGATCCAGACCGAGATCGATTGGTCACCAATGCCCTGCGCCTGCAGGGTTGTCAGCGGGCTGGCGTCTGGGAACAGGCGCTCGAATTCGGAACGCTGCAGGTCTTCGGTGATGAAGCACCACTTAGCATCCGCACCGCACGGGTCTTGAATAGTGGGATCCATGTAGACCGAAAACGAGTTGCGCACACGCGCAATCTTGATGTCTTGGTCGAACGTGTCGTCGTCGCAGTATTCCGTCAGGATGCGGATGTAACCTTCGCCGTAAGAGACTTGGTTTTCGCAGGCGGTGTCGTAGGCGACGTCGGCGTCTGAGATGTACTCGATGTGCCTGACCATGCCGTTGTAGATTTCGGCAACTTCCGGGTCGGCGTTGTCGTCAGCAGGAATAACTTTGCCGCTCGGACGGTTTTGTCTTTGATCATTTGTCACCTGCCGCACGTGTTGCGGCAGCTTGTTGATGGTCAGGCAAGGACGGGCGTTGATCGTCTGGCCTTGCACTGCGCCACGGGTCGCCAGCACGTCGGCTGGCCACTGCCAATGGTTGTCGGGCGAACCGGCATAGAACCGCAGGTCGTCTAGCTCATCTTCCCGCGTCTCCGACATGGCAGATAGCGCCATTTGCAGGCGTTTTCGCATGGTCGCCAAGACGTCTTGCGTGTCTTTTTTGATGTCGTCAGGCGGCGGGTTTCCACCTACATCCGCGACTTTTGCTGCCTTATTTATGCCGGTATAGTCCATTTACTTCATCTTTTTCGCTGGTTTGGCGGCTGCGCGCTTGGTAGCGTACGCGATCGCCACGGCTTGTTTCACGGGTTTGCCACTTTTAACCTCGGCGCGGATGTTTTGCTTGAACGCCTTTTCGGATTTCGACTTAATCAGCGGCATTTTACTTCCCCTTTTTAGCCGTTTTCGCAGACTGCTTAAAATCTTTCGCGGTTGGGGCGCCGGGCGAGCCGGGTTTGCGCATCTTTTCGCCAGAACCGGCCTTGATGCGCTCGCGTTTTGCGTGAATGTTACTGTATAGCCCAGGTTTGGTAGCCATAATTAACACTTCCATCGTTTAAGTGCTGCTTTTGCACGTTCGCCGTCTTTCGCCTTTGCTGCTACCCCAGACATCCGAGCGCAGAACGACTTCTTCCTGCCCTCGTCCGCTTTTGTTTGCGGGTTCGGTGCCGGTGCCTTCAAGTTCGAGCCGGTTGCTGCGTTGTACTTCGCTCGCCCCTTGGCGGTTAGCCCTGCACCCTTGCTGACCGGCAGCTTCTCGCCCCGGCCTACGCTTAATGACACGCTTTTTTTCGTTGCCATCTTAGTTCCCCATCCAGCCAGTTGCAACCGCTGTCTGCTGATACGAGCGCGGCGTCGTCCGTGCCACACGATCTACGCTCGATTCGCGGCTAGCTACCGGGAACGCGAACGTCACCGCTAGTGCATCCGCCGCGTCTGGTGAGGCCAGACCGCGCGACTTCATCTCTTTCTTGCCTTCCAGATAGATCGTCCCCGACGAGTCAGGCTTCTTCATCGGGCCAGTCAAGTCCGCCTTCAGTTGCCGATCGTTCGGGATGCTGGCTGTACGTAGCCAGTCCTTCATCAGCCCCCACATCTCGGCGCGCTTGTTGCCCCACATGACCGGTTTGCTGGACTTCCATCCGAAGTTCACTCCGCGAACCTTGTATCGCTGTTCCTTCAACCTGTCAAGTATGCCGTAACCCAGACCACCTTCGTCGATCACCGTCAGTGCTGGCCGGTACTCCTCAATCGCATCAATCACCCTGCCCACGGTCGTCATCGTATCCTCGCCGTGGTACCGCTTGATCGCGATTAAGTCGCGGCCTTGCCTGACCACTATGACTGTCGCGTCCGCGCCGCCTCGAGCTGGGTCAACGCCGACAACAATTGGCGCCGTCGCGTCCTTGTAACGTGGCCGACTGGCGGCATCGTCGACAGCAGACGCACCAATAAACTGATCTTCGCCAGCCGAAGGGAATTCACCGTAGACTTCAACCCGAGCCTGTGGCGAATCCTCGCCATATTCCGCAATGATCTGCTCATAGATTTGCTTGTCCGTGTCCTCAACCGTTCGGGAGTCAATGTTCTCCGTGTGCCAGAAGTTGCGCTTGGCGTGGAAGCATTCGTAGAAGTAGCCTTGATTACGCCGCGGGTTACTAAACGCGAACCAATACCGGTCTAGAATCGGTTCTGTAAAGAAGCCCGCACCGACCGACCAGATGGCGTCCGGGATACCTGACGCTTCGTCGAAGATCAGCATCATGCCGTCGTGGTTGTGAACACCCGCGTAGCTGTCCGGGTTCTCTTCCGACCACAGCTTACCTTCAGCCGCCCAGTAGCGTGTACCCTTCTTCAGGTCACGCTCGACCAGCTCAGTCAGCCACTTCGCCGGAATCAGCTTCGTCGCACTGATCTCCCACCAATGGCTGTTGATGATCATCGCTTGCCACTTAGTCAACTCACCCCATGTGACCGACCGGAGCTGCGCTTCTGAGTTGGCCGACACGATGACACTCGACCCGATGCGGGTCGACAGCATCCACAAGACGAGCCAAGAGACGAGGGCTGACTTACCGATACCTCGCCCGGACGCGACTGCGGTGCGCAGGGCGTCCATGTCGACTTGCCCCTTGTTCGTCTTGATGTGCGTGGCGATCCTGCGCAGTATCTTGCGCTGCCAGGTGCGCGGGCCTTTGAACTTAGCGAGCGGTGTGTTGGGTTGCCCCCACGGGAAGGCGAACAGCACGAACGCCTCGGGATCATCTGCGAGCTGTGGCGCCCACAGCCGGGTCATCAGTAACTGCTCGCCCTCGGCGTCATAGATCGGCTGTTGCGCCATTATTTACCCAAGTTGATGTTTACTGACCGACCAGAACCGGGCGGCATTTTTTCGCCAGCGTATCTGCGCAGTATTCCATACGGGTGGTAACTATCTATATTCGTCGGGTTAAAGTCGTAATCGTCTATTGCGCGCAAGTTGCCATCAGCGTCGCGAACGTATTTAAACCGGCCTAGCGTAGCGGCGGTGTTACCCAACGGATTAGTAATGGCAAGGATAGAGGGCGGCAAATCTACTACGGGAAGAAACTCGTCCCGCAGTTTTCTTTTCTTTTCTTTTATGTAATCTTTGTACTGCACGTTGCCTCTGCCTTCTGTTGAGTTGATCAGTTGGCGCAGCTGGTTGAGTTCGTCGGGGGTAAAGTCTGCTTCAGTGATGGGGTCGCGCTTGCCTTGCATTGACTCAAGAAAGACTCGCCCTGCCGTGGGGAACCACTGCGCAGGCGTGTTTTGCACAATGTAGTCTAGCAACCGATTGCTAGATTGCGGCGCGAGAGCGTTCGTTGGCTGTGGCATGTTCCAGATACTCCGGTTTCTGTTCCGTGATCAGCCCGTCGATGACGCGGGACTGCGCCTGTTGCAGCGCCTGGGTGATACTGATCTTGTTCGTGACGTCGACGCTGATCTCTTGGCGCGCCGTCCAACCGTGGGCGTGCTGCAAGATCGCTAACGCCGCCTTGGCGTCGCCATTACGGGCGGCGTCGTGCAGCAGCGCAGACGCCTCCAACTCGCCGTCAGCGCGTCCCTTCTGTTCAGCCATCGTCGCCACCGGATCCATCTCGCAGAGGTGCCGGTACTCCTGCGGCAACATGCCTGCAGCTAACGCCAGTGTGTCGCCCTTCAGTCCGAGCTTAGCTGCGTCGTAAATGGACTGTAGGCGCGACTCCGTGGCCTCAAGTTTGCGAACCGTCAGCGGTAACGAATGTATGCCCATGGCGGCATGGTAATGGATTTTTTAAAAAAATAAAAAATTTTGTGTAACACCTCCGTGGACGTGACCGTCCGGCCGCGGGCCCCCCCACCCCCCTGCCTCGAGCTGGTTGCCAAAAAGCTAACGGATTATGTCAAATAGGGTCATGCTATTAGCCAGGCGTGAAACATAGCAGGCTAGTGTTCCACGAAAACTTATTTTTTGTAAGGTTATTTTTCCCGCCAGAGTAGGCAATTGCCAATTGCCTTTTTCATGCGGTCGGTTGCGTGGCCATGTGACCAGGAAAGGGTTAACAAAAAGGAATCAAATCTGTGGACAACTTTTTTGTTGCCTTTTTGGCATGAAGGCAATGACGGCAATTTAAAACTGCCTTTTAAATCGCTGCGCGTGCGAGAGCGTGCGCGTGGCCGGACAAACCTATTAGCATAAAGATAACATTTTTAAGTTCCTATAGTTCAATCAAAATAATTGCCTACATTGCCTACAAAAAGCCAAAAGCCGCACCGGGCCTTGAATATGGTGCACGTCATTTACCCACAAAATCATGACGTGCATTGTGACGTGCCATGACGTGCAAAATTAATACTTTGATACGCAAATTAATGTAAAATATTCCTTGACACTTTTCTTTTCTCTGCTATACTTTGTTTTGCAGCAAACGAATATCTTACAAATCAGCTGATTAAATTTTAAGCAAAGGGGTCAAAAACATGTATATGGTCACAGCAATCTATCAAGGTAGCGAAATCGGTTTCGGTGAAGGTGAAGGTCTTAATTACGCAGTCGAAGATTGTGCCGCGTCGATTCCGTCGATATATGAAGATGAAACCGTGACGCTGTCGATTCTGACGAATTACGGCGAAACCGCAAAAATCGATGCTCGCGTATATCTCACAATCGACGGATACGTCGGCGTCACAGCAAGATAAACCGAAACGGCCCGCGCAAGCGGGCCCTCATTAGGGGAAAAAAATGAAGCAAACAATTCTTGAGATTCTATTAGGCACGATCGTTTTTCTGTATCTATGGGCTTTTCTTTTCGTTTTAATGTCATTCTAAAAACTTTTTTGAAAGTGATCCGACCATGAAAATTTCAGTAACTTCAAAACTTGACGGTGTGCGCTCCTGGTCACTTGAAGCGCTTGATACATGCCCTGGCAGTATCGCGGCGCCAGGCGTGCTAGTCGACGCCTGCGCGGGCTGTTATGCCACGACAGGCAATTACCGCTTTGCCAATGTCAAAGCGCCGCGCGCGCACAATAAAAAAGATTGGCAGCGCATGGCATGGTGCGATGACATGGTGACCGAATTAGCCCGCGATACGCATTTCCGATGGTTTGATTCGGGTGACATGTACACGCTGGCGCTTGCTGAAAAGATTCTCGAAGTAATGAAGCGCACGCCATGGGTGAAGCATTGGCTACCAACGCGCATGTATAAATTCCCGAAGTTCCGTCAAGTATTGTCGGAAATGCAAGCGCTGAAAAATGTATGCGTGCGCTTTTCCAGTGATTCAATCACTGGCGAATACACAAAAGGCTTGCACGGTAGCGTGATTGTCCCGACACCGGCGGATGCAAAGCGCGGTATGACGCTTTGCGGCGCTTATGACAACGGCGGCGCTTGCGGCCCATGTCGCGCGTGCTATGACAAGCGCATCAAAGTGATTGCCTATCCTGCGCATGGCAAGAAAATGAACAAAGTGATTCGCATCAAACTTGCCGCTTAATTGAAAGGGTTATTAAAATGACTATTTTATCTGACACTTGTTTGCTTGTTACTTTGCCATCAGGCAATAAAGCGGTTTATGCGGTATCGCCGCAGCATATAAACGAGCGGCCCGACATAGATTTAAACGAGCGCGCATACATGTACGGCAAACAGATCGCCGTTCAATTTGATGGTATCTGGTATGCAAGCGAAAACCGCGCGCCGATAACCGATAACCGCACAATTTCATTACTTGATAGGTGCCCGACAGCATGAAAACAATAACCGCCAAATATGACGGATTCTGCGCGGCCACCGGCGCGCGCATATTGCCTGGTGACGTCATCCAATGGGCGCGCGGCCGCACGGTGCTATTGGAGCGCAAAGCGGCCCGTATCGATACGGTAACGCTGATCGGCGAGCATGGCCCGCGTGACTATTACCGCAACGCGCGCGGCCGCTGCATTGATGCGCCGTGCTGCGGATGTTGCACAATCTAAACTAACGGAGGCTTAACCATGCAAACAATAGTTATCGACGGAACAACCTATAAAGTGAAATTTGATCGGGATCCGATCGAATTAGCCAAAGCGGCCCGCAAACCCTATCGGCCGAAAAAGCCAAAAGATATTCGAAAGTTCCCCTTCTGGACTGAATCGGTATCGACGGCCGAATATATTCGGCGATTCGACGCGCTCAATTTCCTGCAGCCGGTTCAATACGCTGGCGCGAGCGCTGAAACGGCCGCGCAGTACGATCCGACAATTCCACTTTGCGAGGTTTTCAATGATGAATGATACCGCTGCAGCGGCCGGTACCAGCGGCCGCCCCTATCCGCACTACCTCGAGCGCGTCGACGTGCTGCTAGATGATACCTGGTGGTCTATCTGGGTCGATTTCGAGCCCGCTGATGCCTCTGTAGGGCTACCGGCTACCGCTTGGCTAGTCCATGCCCATGTCGCCGAGCATTATGCCGATATAGCGGACTATCTGAGCGAATCGACAATCAAGCGCTTGGAAACGGAAGCGGCTGATTATCTGTCGGGAGGCGGCTGATGTTTGCGCTCTTAGGATTACTACTTGCCGCGGCGCTTGCTATCGTGTTAGGTTTATAGCGCGCGTTACTCTCCCGCGTTTTTCCCCTTTTGGCCCGCCTTTCGGCGGGCTTTTTCTTTACTTGACGAGCCGCACGGCCGCTGGGGCCGGTACCTGTTCGACCATGCGCCTGAGTTCCGATTTGGGCGTATCGGCTAATTCTGGCGCACAGAATATATGCTTCTTCGTTGCGTGTTCCCGCGTATTGATCCGGCCCATATCGACCCAGGCCGCCTCTTTGAGCGCGTGTAGGAGCGCAGCTTGAGGAATTTTTACGCCAGAGGGCGCGCCATGCACGATACGCTCGCAGAGCGCGTAGAACGGGCTCGCGACAACGCCAGTCGAAAACTCACCCAAGCGCGCGCGCATCATATCGACTAGGTAGGATTCGGCAGTCGACCGCCCCTGTTCGACCATGATCATTTTCGCTTCGGTGAGCGGTGGCGCAGCGCCTGGATTGAACCGTGACACGTCCCGCTGATAGAGCCATCCTGCGGCGGCGGCCACGCCACCGGCGGCGTACCAATCCCATATCGCTTGCGCGTCACGCTCGGCCATCCTCGGCGCGTCTGAGTACGTCACGAACCAGCGCCGATCGTCCGATGGCAACGACAGCGGCACACGCTCATTCGAAAAGGCAAGCACGAAAATGCGGTTCAGCGCCTGGTACGGGTGCAGGCCCTTGCGGTTCACCTGCAGGAACTCGGGCGGCGCTGCAATGATCGGTTTAAGGTGATTCTCGAGCGCGCGGCGGTCTTTCGCTTCCGCTTGGCGCAGCTCTTCGAACACCATCACCTCGGACTCGAGCGCATAGCCCCATTGGCTCATGATCTCTTCGTTACGCACAATTGACACGTTCGCGAGCGACTCGCCACCGATGCCCCATAGCAGCGGCTGCCACATAGTGTCTTTACCCGAGCCTGGGTTACCGATATGCAGCACCGCGTGATTGATCTTTTTGTTCGGATTCTGCAACTTGTACGCCATCACGTTTAGCACATGCTCGCGCTCGGACGCGTCCGGAATCATCCGCTCGACATGCTCGAGCCAGACGCGTGGATTACCCGTAGTTGCCACCGGTCGGTGGTCAATCCAGCGGTTACCGTAAGCCTGCCCCTCACGCGCCACCTGGACGCTCTCGCCTGCAGCGTACGTAATCCCAGCTAACGTCAGGGCGCCCAGCTTCTGGCGGTTCTCATCAAAACAGACTGACGCTTCAATCCGGCGCTTGTAGCGGCTCGGGTGAATCGAGAAACAGGTCACATGCCGGTAGAGCGCATTGAAGGTACTGCGCGCGACTTCCCGGCGGTCGTGCAGGTCGAAGTACGCGTCCTCGGACTCGATATACGCGTAGCGGGTATACCAATCCGCCTTTTCGACACGGTCGCGCTGCTTTTTCTCAACATCGGCGATTATCTCGGCCGCGGTATCAGGAAATGCTTCGGTCGGCGTCAGCTGCGACAGCGTGTGGCTCATCGTTTGCGCCAGCAGCTCGTCACGCAGTCCAGGCGCGTGCTTGGGGCCGCCATTGGCCGCAACCCAGTCGAGGAACACGTTCGAGTCCAAGTCGATACAGTGCGAGTGCAGGCAGCAGTAGGAACGCGTAGCAGGGCTATAGCGCCCCTCCGGGTTGCCATCGGTATGCTCGGCACTGTTCGGGCAGATGACGCCTGCCCACCCTGCAGGATTCGGTAGCGACAATAGCAGCCCTTGGCTCGAAAGCCACGCCATCACGTCGTCAGCGCCATCATCAGACAGTCGGATCGGGCGCACGCCGAGCGACTCGGCAGGCGCAGGTGTTACGCCAAGCGCGTCGCAGATAGCCTCGAGGGTGTACTCGCGCGTCGGGTGAAACTCGACCAGCTGCGCGGTGAACCGGTCGCGGTTAGGTTTCAGATTGATCGACCCCGGCAGGCGGAAGTTGCGCACCGGGTTGCAGGCGCCGGGGTCGGTGTAGCCAGCGTCAGCGATCGCTTTGATGGCTGCAGCGTACTCGGCCTTCGTTGGCTGATCGTCTAGGCTGAACGTGTAGCCCCACTGGAATGAGCCCTTCGACGTCTCGATAATCCATGTCGGCGGCAGTTGCGGTGTCTTCGGCGCCTTGATCGGGTCACCGACGTCGTCCAGCACCATCACGAGAACGTACTCGCAATTCGCGGCACTCGCTGATGGCTTGCCATCGGTAAAGCGGTCGACGATAAACGACGCGGTGTTGCCGTACCATGCCTGATCAGGCTTGATCTTGCGCGCGTCGGGTAGCGCAGCAGGCCAAGTGCATTTGATTGCACCATCGGCATGGAACTGCAGCTCACCGTCTTTTAGTTGTGGCTTTTGGCGCACGATTAGCGCCGTCTCGCCTTCAGGCGCGAGTTTTGTGTAATAATCAAGAAATTCCAAGTGACCCCTCCATTTGGTTGAGCCGCCCCGCCAGGCGGCTTTTTTATCTATAGCGAACAGACGCGGCACGTCTCTTTGCGCTTGTACTGTCTCAGCTTACGTCCTGCAGCGAATTCTTTACCAAGCGACTCCATGTCAGCAGGCCAAGTATCGCGCCCCGGACTGCGGAAGGTCGCGCCGATCTTCTTTTCCAGCTCAACACCCTTCGCCCATAGCACCGGATGCTCGTTGTAAAGGTCGCGCCACTCGCCCAGCCGCTGATATGGACACCACGCACAATCGGTGCGCTTTGGGATCGCCACACCACGCTTGGCCAAGTAATCCCAAACATCCGCTTCACGCCAGCCCCACTCGCGCATCGGGAACCGCACGGTAATGTCTTCACCGAACAGCCCCTTGCGCTCTTCCTCATCCGCGCGCAGCCCAACGTACAGCACCGAGTCCTTCGGCAGCGCCTCCATGTACTCGATGGTCGGCTCGATCTTTAGGACTCGCGTACACCACCGCCCGAACACGGACGGCAGCATGTTCATCTGTTCAATAGACCGCTCAAGGTCATACTTGTACCGCACACGCTTGATCGGCTTACCGAGCAGCTCTTCGAGCTTCGCCCAGTGTGCGTGCATTTCAGGCAACTCGTTGCCCGTCTCATTGCAAATGTATTCGTAATCGCGCGGCTCCAGCTCGGCCAAACGCAACGCCAACGCCGTACTATCCTTGCCGCCAGACAATCCCACGATATGCTTCATTTTCCATACCTTTCCATTACCTTAACGCCTGCCTTCAGGGGCAACCCTTGCGCCCATGCGGGCGCCGTACACATGACCTCGACTAGCCGCTGCTTAGATGCTTCAGGGTCAGCGGCCTCGAGAACGATCTCATCGTGAACGTGTAGGACTGTTTCGGGAAGTTGGCGTAAAGAATGCCGCAGCAAGTCGTGCGCGATTGCCTGCGTTATATTCTCACAGGCCAGCCCCCGCCACAAGCGCGCTCTCGGCCATTCCTTCGCATCCGCTGCAGGCTTCCACGCCGCCTTGACGTACGTAATCTCGTCGCCCTCGAACTTAGCAAATGGATAGCATAGGATGCGGCCTGACGGCAGCGCGTACCACAGGTGCTGGCCGTCGTATAGGTAGGTGATGCGACCGACCGGGAACTCACGCCCTGGGTTGCGTAGCGCACGCGTGTACGCCTCCTCGAGCTTACTCCAGTAGCGCACCGCCCACGGGTTAGCGCGGCGCCATGCGTCAACGATCCGACGGGAATCCGACTCGGGCAGGACGATGCCGTAATTGCGACCCATCGCCGAGAACGCACCGACCGAGCCACCGAAGCCAAGCGACAGGATCGCGACCTTGCCGATCTGGCGCTCCTCGGACTCGTCGCCGATGTCCTCCTCGGGCATACGGTAGATGCCTGCGGCTTCGCGTTTGTAGATGTCGCGGCCTTCGCGGAAGACGTCCAGCACCGACTCGGCCTGCGGGTCAGCGGACGCCCACGGTGTGACGCGTGCCTCGATGGCTGACCAGTCGGCGACGACGAAGGAATGTCCGGGTGCAGGGATTAGTGCGGGCCGGAGCATTCCCCGGAGAACATCTGTAATGCGTTTTCCAAATCTTGGGGTGACGCTGTGGCCTCGCACCATAGCGTGGCGTACTGCGTCGGGTTCCTTGGCGCACTTACGAGTGAAGTTGTGAACCTGGGCGCCGTAGGAGCTGGCGCGGCCGGTGGCTGATCCACCAGCGAAAACGAATGCGCCCCGTACGCGATGGTCTTCAACATCCGCGAGAGCTGCAAGGCGGCTGAACTTTGCGACCGAAGACGCCCAGAGGTCGTCCGCACATTGAATGACGTCCGCAACATTGGCCGGAATCTCATCGGGGTTTTCCTCTGCAAAGTTAAGCAAATTAGCGCGTACGGCCTTATCGATACTGTACTTCTTTTCGCCGTCTTTGTAGACAACCATCATCTCTTTCGCCTGCGGCCCGACGCGCTCCAACACCCACTCGCGCATACGCGGGCTGCGCACGGAGGCGATTGCACCCTCGGTCACTTCGGCGACGATCCGCTCGATGTCGTCGGTTTCCTGTGACGCGTAGCTGACCGCGGCTTGTGCCAGCGGCAGGTCGAGCAGCACGCCCCGATCGTTGATGCGCTCGTTGACGTGGTAATCAAGCAGCTCGTCGTCTGACAGGTCGCGCATGGCCTTACTGATGGCGCGCATGGCACGGACGTCGGACTCGCAATATTGGATCATCTCGGCCATCAAGGCCGGGTCATTATTGAAGGTGCCGTCAGCACGAGGTACTGATAGAAGTCTAATAAGTTGCGATCCTCGATGATCCTTGCGCATGTTGCTGCTAATGGCGCGTCCGACGTCTTCAAGGCTGCCCGGTAGGCAGTTAGCACGCGCTTGAGTAGCGGTGCAGTAGAACTGCTCGAGTTGAAAGTTACACTGTAAAACGTACCAGAATATGAGTCGCTCGAACGCCGCATTGTGAGCGCGTATCTGCCCCGTGTGCTGGCGAACAGCATCGGGAAATGGCATGTCGGGAGTCCAGGTGACAACCTCGTCGTCGTCAAACGCGTAGGACATGCAAAGTACATCGGTGGTTCCGTCTTGTGCATAGTTATAGACTCCCCGTGCGGTGAGGTCGCACCTCGACCGAGTTTCGAAGTCAATCCAGAGAATAGACATAGTCATGAGAGAGGGTGGCTCCGGTCATTCGACTGCTGTCAGGTAGATCCGACCAAGGGTACCTGACATCAAAATGACCAGAGCCATAGAAAGGGTGGGCCTACTCGCTGCGTCTGGCTGCATTGCGCTCCGCTTCACGCAGTGCCGCACACCAGCATCCGCTTTGGGCCCGTGTTACTTAACCGCGACGACGACGTGCTGGTGCAGCCTCGGCAGCAGGCGCTGCTTCTTCTGCAGGCGCTTCATCGCGCTCGCCGTCCATGCCGACCCACTCGACAATCTCAAAGACTGGCGTGAAGATGCGACCGTACGACTTGTGCTGATAGTGGTCTTTCTTCAGACGCACGATCGGCACCGGCTTGCTTTGGTCTTTCTCAACCTGTTCGGCAATCGCAACAGCTAACGATTGAACCGCACGCTTACCGCCGACAGACGTGACGGTGTAACGCGCTTCCATGTCCTTGTCAGCGCCTTCGACGCATTTCAGTGACATGCCGACTTGTGGCTCCCAACCCCGCTTGGCGTTGGGCGGTGCTGCTTCCATCTCTGGTAGCGGCTCGGTGACCGGCACCATTTTCTCGCCCAAGACTTCACCCTCACCCCAGGCAATAAAGCCATGCACGAATGAAAAGGGATTGATCGCCCACGTTGAATCGTCTTCGACTTCGGTTTGGTCTGCACCAAACACCCAATGGCCGGTCTTATCCATTTTCAGGATGACCGCGCCAGCTGGGCCGACTTCAGTCTCGAGCGCACGCAGTGCGGTGGAGAGGGTGGATACTGCAGGCAGGTTAGCGCCTTTGAAGGTTACGATATTGGACATGACTATTTCCTTATTGAAGTTTAGAGAGGGCTGCAGTTAACTGCTTCCCGATTTGCAACACCGCTGGCCTCGGATCGGAGTCCGGTGCCAACGTATCGCCCGAAGAGATAGCAACGACCATCTCAGCGGGAAATTCGATTTTAGCCTTTTTCAGCGTCTTCTCGAGCTGTGCAGGCGACTTTATTTTTACTGGCTCGTACGCGTCCTTGATGTTGTTTGCGTCGACCCATGCTTCGATCTTCGCTTCGTCTACCCACTGACGCGTCGCACGTTTGGCGACCAGTTTGTAACCTGGCACCGGGTGTCCGTTTTCAAGCATCTGAGACGCTAACGCACGCAGGTCACGCAGATAGTCCTCGATCGCGTCCGCCTGCTGCAGTTGCTGACTGATCTGCTCAGCAGGCAGGTTCACCAGTTGCACCTTCAACGCGCGCTCAACAGCGCCAGTCATCTGCGGGCAGATCGGTTTCGCTGCGCACCAACGGCAATGGTCGCCCGTCTGCATGGGCGGCTCTGGCCAGGAGGATAGTCGCACAGCGTAGAGTAGCTCTTGCTCGAACTCACGCACACGCTCGAACGTCGTCACCCAGCGTTTGATCATCGGTGGTTGCACGATGATGCACTCGATCTCGTCCGCGCCTTCAAACACCCACTTGGCGGCTTCGGTACGCATGGCAGCAGCTGCGTAGAACAGCAACTGCGGATTCTCAACGGCGTCAACGACTACCCCGTCACCGAACTTCCAATCGATAACGAATGCACGGTTATCACGGCGGCCAAGCAAATCAGTGCTGCCGAAAACATCAGGTAGAAAATCACCAAAGCCAACGCGAGTCTCAACCATGTACTCCATTCGCTTGTCCGGATCAATTTCATCGAGGGCCGCGAGAGCGGGAATAATTTTCTCATCGATTAGCTCCTGTGTGAGTACCTGATCTTTGTATGCGGCGCCGATGCACTGCTCGGGCTTTTTGTCGAACTCCAGCAGCTCGGCAATCACATTGTGCAGGAGCGTGCCGCGGTCGGCGTGTTCGTTAGAAGGCTTGGGCGGCATCTTGGCGCACAGAGCGACCGACGCCGGACAGTTGATGACGCGCTTGGCGGTGGAACCGCCGACGATATTGGAGTGATTCATTTTGTACGCGCCTCCACCATGGCGTCTGCCACCTCATAAGCTCTTTTGACAAACTCATCTAAAGGCGCGTGGACGCTGGACGCTAACAACCCTTGCATCGCCGCAGCCGCAAAGTAATCACGTAAATCCATGCCGGTCTGGCCACTTACTGTTGGAAACGCTTTCATTGAACTGTACCTCCGTTTAGTGTTTGAGCCTCGACTGTACGCCCGCAAATAATCCTTGTCAAATACTTTTTTAGCCTTTATATTTGCGCCATGTTAGAAAAAGAAATCGAGAAGTACTTTGTCTGGTCGGTCGAGCGGGCTGGCGGCAGGACGTACAAGTTTAAGTCGCCAACGCAGCGCGGTGTGAGTGACCGCATCGCTTGTCTGCCTGATGGCAGCACATGGTTTGTCGAATTGAAAACCAAAGCCGGACGGTTGTCAGAGTTACAAAAAATATTCCGCAATGACGTACTGTTGCTAAAACAAAACTACGCGTGTTTATGGTCGAAGGAGATGATTGATGAGTGGATTAACACTCAGACCTTACCAGGATGAAGCGGCTGACTTCCTGTACGAGCGTGACCGGGCGATGATCTTAGCGCCTGTGGGCGCAGGCAAGACGGCGATCACGCTGACCGCCATGCAGGCGATGGTGCAGGACGGTTACGCGTCGCGGTTCCTAGTGCTGGCGCCCAAGCGCGTGTGTACGGACGTGTGGCCGATCGAGGTGCCGAAGTGGTCGCCGGGCTTGACTTACCGCGTGGCGGTCGGTAGCCCAAAAGATCGCGCGGCGGCACTGCGCTCGACCAGCGAGATCGTCATCATCAACTACGACAACATTCAGTGGTTAGCCGAACAGAACCTGTCCGACTTCGACGCCGTGGTGTTCGACGAGCTGACTAAGCTCAAGAACCCTTCCGGCACGCGGTTCAAGGCGCTGCACAAGGTCATCGACCAGTTCAAGATACGCTGGGGTCTGACGGGATCGTTTACCAGCAACGGGCTCGAGGACGTGTTCGGGCAGTGCAAGATTGTCGACGAGAAACTGCTCGGTCGTGCCAAAGGCGCCTTTCTGCAACAGTATTTCGTCTGTATGAACCGCGACTTCGGCGAGTGGATGCCGCGCCCAGGCGCACTGCAGCAGGTCATGGAGCGCATCAAGCCTGCGACGTACCTGCTGGAGCCGGGCGACTACAAGGACAAGCTGCCACCCTGCCACGTCGTCGAGCTGCGGTGTGAACTAGACGACCGCGCGCCGTACGAGAAGATGAAGAAAGATTTCGTGGTGCAGTTCCCGAGCGCCGAGATTCTGGCGGCAAACGCCGCGGCTGTTACATCAAAGTTGCAGCAGATGGCCTCTGGCTTTGCGTACGACAGCCAGCGGGCGGCGTCTGTCGTGCCGGGTCAGTTTACCTCGAGCAAGACGGCGGTCTGGTTTAGCAGTCACAAGTTTGATCGGTTGGATGAACTACTACAGGAGAACCAACGTGCGAATACCTTATTGGTCTATCAGTTTCAAGAAGAATTGGCGGAGATTAAGCGTCGCTATCCGCAGGTTCAGACGCTGGATGACGTGGACGCGGTGGCGCGTTGGAATAAGGGGCTGGTCGAGCTTATGGCCATTCACCCGAAAAGCGCGGGACACGGACTCAACCTGCAGCACGGAGGCAGCTGCATTGCTTTTATATCCCTACCGTGGTCCCTTGAGTTGTACGAGCAGACCGTCGGACGTCTGCATCGTTCCGGGCAACTGCGAGAGGTATGGGTGTATATCCTTATGGCACAGAGAACGGTCGACGAGAAAATCTGGGCCGCCCTGCACGACAAACGAGCAATCTCAGACATAGCGATGGAGGCATTGAAATGAAAAAGCTACTCTTACTACTGTTGGCTGCGCCCGTTGCCGCCGAGCCTGGATACCTGACCTACACCAACGACATTAGTGTCCAGACCGTGCTAACGCAAGACCGCGTTGACGCCTGCCGGGGCCGGTGGTTGATGTTCGACATCGACGGTCGCCAGCGTGCCTACTACGGCTGCTGGTCGTCCGCGCAAGGGTTTGCGCACATCGAGATGGCCGACGGCAGCCAGCGCATCATGCCGTTAACACAATTTACTCGATCAACTTTAACCGCAGCACAACCTAAAATGGAGCCAATACGATGACTGACTTTACTAAATACGAAACACAGCGCGAGATTCTGATCGACTATCTGCACGTCATGATCGCCCGCAGCGACTGGCACGGCGTGTCGGACGTCGCCAACGACCTGCGCGAACTGGAGGCCGAACAACGTGAAAAGAATTGATTACTGGAAAGCCAAACTGAAAGCCGCGCAGACAGAAGAACGTCAGCGCATGAAGGAATACAACCAGATCGCCAACGCCTTCCAGCGGGCGATGACTAAAGTAGCTGAAATTGAATCAAAGGTAGAACATGAAAAAGCTAAGCTGGCGCAGTCTAAATGACCAACTGCCCACCATGACCGAGGAGGAGGTGTTTGCGATGCTGACACACGAATCCATGAACGAGCGCCGCAGCTCGATCTTAGAGCGCCTGCACCAGCGGTACTGCGCCCTGCGGGACGCACGGGAGCGGATCGAGATCATGGCCAAGGCGGTACGACCATGAAATGTATGCAGTGCAGCGAACGCACCTACGTCGTCAACGTCATCAAGATGGCCGGTGGCCTGCGACGCCAGCGCAAGTGCAAGGCGTGCGGGGCAGGCGCCTACACCGCCGAGGTGTGGCTAAAAGCAACGGCCAATGGCGCAGAACCTGTTTATACTAAGGAAGAGGCAGCGTTAATAAAAAAGAAAGCAGTCAACGCGCGCCGTGCAAATGAAGATAGGAGGAAGAAAGATGTTGCATAAAGGAAGATTTATTCAAGACAATGTTGTGATCAAACCGGCGCCGTATGACACCGGCAAGGTACGGATCGGCGTGTTTTACGATCCGCCGTTGTTTCAGCGCGCGTCGACGCCTGAAGAGCGGTTCATGCAGGACGTGGTATTGGGAACGAAACCCTATAAAGAGTCGTCCATCACCAAGCTCTTAGGGAGACTGCTACGGATATGAAAGACCTTGTGGTGGTGTACTACGCAGCAATCGCGGTGGCCACGTTTACCTTTCTTGCCATCGGTTTGCCCGAGCCCAAAGGCCCGACACCGACTGAATGCACGACGAAGGACACGACGATTTGGATGACGACGCGTGACCGCGTCATTTGCCAGCAGTTGCGCCGCCGCCTAGTTTAAGGCGGACGGCGTCGTACTGGGCATAGCACTGTTTCAACGCGATGAGGACTTCGTCGGCTTCTCTGGCGAGTCCGACAACCACTTCGCTATCCTGTCGGTAAAGCTCTCTTGGGGTACAACCGCCTGATCCAGCACCGGTGGCATTGCGCACGGCACCGACTTCGGTGGGGCGCTCCGGCCTGTTGCGCAGGCTGTTAGTAAGGGCAGTATTGCGAGCAGCCAGCTCACGTTTCTCACGATCGGCCTCCTGTCTTAGTTGGTCAGCGCCCAACTGCAGCGCCTGCTGTTTCTCAATCGACTCCTGCAGCGCCCGGTTGTGCGCCTCCTGCTGCTGAATGCGCTCAGCGTCCCAGGCGGCCTGCACCTTTGCCTGACCGTCGCTGCGACCCTTGACGTAACCAGCACCGCCTGCAGCGCCCACGGCCAGAACGGCGGCTAAAATCAGCCACGGATTCATTTAGGTTCCATGAAGTAGAGCGCGATCTCGTCGTTGCGCCGCTTGACCAAGCCCGGCAATACCTTGCCGCCTGCCTTGGTGAACTTTAGAAACTCTTCCCTAACGCCTTGGAAGTCGCCTCGGTTGTGCTTCTGGCGCAGGGTCGAGCGTTGCAGGGTGCCTAGCCCAACATTGAACGCAAAGCTGACCAACGCTCCCAAGCGATTATCGTTAAGGTGGTCAGGGCAGTAGCGAAGAACGCCAGTGACAAAACGCTGTAGGTCTTTCTCAAGGATCTTATCCACTTCGTCTTTTGAGAATACACGGAAGTCCTCTATCTTTAATGCGAACTTGTCGCGCTGATCGATGGGCATCTTGCCCTGCTCGGGGTACAGCACATGGCCCACCCCGATTGTCCACAACTTCGCCGGGCACTTATAAGGCTTGTATCGAACACCTTCATGGTGTTTGATCATCGCAATCGTTGCCTCGGGCAGTTTCATTTACCTGCCTTGCTGTTGCCACGGCTGCCGAACCACATCGCGATGATGGTGCCCAAGAGCGCCATCTCGTCCGCGTCAAAGACGATCTCCATGATCTGGATGAACTCACCGATTGACGTGACCTTGTCGCCGTGGACGAATATCCACAGCATGGTCAAGAGGTTGATCAGCACCAGCTCGAACACGAAGATGAAGGTAACGAAGGGCCGCGTGGCTGCGGTCATGTCCTTAACCCACTGGGACGACGACTCGAGCATCTTCTCTTGGTTGCTGTAGATCGCGGCGGTCTGCGCCATGTACTGCTGGTGATCCTGCTCGTCGTTCTCGCGTACCTCTTCGGTCTTGTCCGCTGGCGAGTAGCCCTTTTCCGTCAACGCTAACTGCTGACGCATCTGCATGTGCAGGATGTCCAACTCATGCTTCTTGTCCGCACGGTCTTGCAGGATGTCGAACAGGCGGGGGAACAGCGCGACGATGTAGCCGCCGATGGTTGAGATGAGTGTTAGCATGGTCTACCTTCCGTAAAGTCGTTCTTCCTGTATTTCACGCCGCAGTTGTTTCATCTTTTTAACTTCGGTCACCGCCGCCTGGGTGGCGTAGTACATGTCGTAGTACATGAACGCTAATACCGGCATGACGACGAAGAAGGTGAGCAGAACCGCCATCACGGTGATCAGTAAGCCCCAAGGGACGTCTTCATTGTCGCGCTTCTTGTCGTTAGCCACATCAGACCCACCGCCCACAGCACTACGAAAACGACTGCTGAAATCCAAGTTGCTTTGGCTCTTAGTTCCGCTATTTTTCTTCTGCGTCGCCATCTCGCCATCTGAATCAGTTTAAGCTCTTCTGCGTGCGCCGCCTCCTGCTCGGCAACGATCGTCTGCCACATCTCTTCGAACTTGCTCCAAAGTGAGCCCAATTCTGGCGGGCTGCGGTACACCATGGTTTCGCGTATCTCGGTCAACATCGCGTCTAAGCGTGTCGTGATGATGATACGCCGCAGCGCCCGACGACCGATGCTCTCCTCACCCTTGTACACTTTCTTGCCTGCTACCTGCTCAGCCAACAACGCCTTACTTAGCGCGTCGTAGCTGTCCATCAGTTTGCCGAGCTGCTCACCGATCTCGGTGTAGACGTCGTTCGGGTCAGCCTTGGCGACTTCTTGCACCCGCTGCACTTCTTCACGGTACTGCTGTTTCTGCGTGGGCGTCGGGTCGACGATCTTGTCGTACTGCGCTTTCAGATCGGCCAGTACATCTTTGGCCTCCCCCGCCACACCCTTAATTTCCTTGTACAGCTCGCAGCCTTTTTTGACTGCTGCAACCGCAGCGTTAGCCGCCGCCAGTAAGGTTAGCGGATCCACCTCACTTGTCTTGCTTGGCCTCTAGCCGATCAAAAATCTTGCCCAGCATTTCCTTCACTTCGCGCATGTCGTCGCGGTAGTCTTCACGGCTGACGTACGTGTGCGGCATGGCACGCACGTCGGTATCCAGACGGTCTATCGAGCGGTGGATGTTGTTTAACACCCAGCCGCCGAAGAAGCCCGCAATCGCTACTGCGATGTTGAAAAGAATTTGCGAGTCCATCTTATGCCCACGTACCTACGTTCACGTTAGCCCCAGATGCACCGATTGGGTAGATCAGGAAATAGCTGCCAGCTTGCGTGGTGTAAGCACCCCCAGGCGCAGCGGACAGTGTGTACTGCGGGATAAACGTGCCGCCAGCGTTGACAGAAACTGTACCTCGAACCGCTATAGCAAACGAAATGGTTGCGGAACTAATGCTTCCTGACGCAGTAGCCGAGGTAGCCGAATTTGAAATGAAATACGCGGCTCCGGTAGCGTATGTAGGAAGCGCGTTATTGATGTAGCTAGTCGGGCCGCCGTGGCTAATGTTGTTCAAAGTAGCCGTGCCGCCGTAGCCAAGACCAACCGTATGGCTAGTCGTTCCTGCGGTCTTGGTAAAAACATACAGAGCTTCAAACGCATATACCGTACTTGCCGACAGCGTTACGCCTACCCCAAGTACGCTCTGTGCCGTGTTGACGTTTGCGCCAGCTAGACCAGCATCCAAACGGAAGAACTGCGCGCCCGGCACAACGCCACGCTGTGTACCTTGCGGCGTGGCGTAAAACACCTTGCCGTCATAGTTAAATTCGCCGGGCGCTGCTGTACCTAACGTATCGGCGTTAAGGACAAAGTTATCTGTACCGCTAATGACTACTGACATGATAGCCCCCTTAGTTCATCCAAAGTCGTGCAAGTATCCACTTGAGCTGTAATGTCACGCAGACGCTGCTTCTCAGCCACAATCGCGGTTGTATCGCCATTAGCTTCTAGCGCACGTTGAAATGCGACATCTTGAGCAGCTAGCAAAGGTGTACGTTCAGCACGAAGCCGATCTTTAGTAATCGCCTTGGCCTTGTCAAAGTCTATCGAGATCATTCAGTCACCTCAGTAAAGTCAGCCGTCCATGCGCCACGGAATTCACGGTCAGCCGGAATGTCAGCAGCGTCTACAACCTTAAACGGCTTGCCGCTAGGCACGTCTTTAGCAGCGATCTCTTGCAGACTTAGACCGCACTCAGGTGCAGGAGTTAAGATGCAGATACCGCCGTTGTCGTTAGGGTAGATGATGAGTTTCATGGTTGACCTTTAGCGGAAAAACGCTACGTTAACGATTGCGTTGTCTGTTGGATTACCATTAGAAGCCCTCCCAACCACTACTCTGCATTGAGTTGTGCTATAGGTTGTAGCTGCCGATTCTGTCCCTGCAATGTCGACCACGTTTTGCACGTTTGTTGCGCCAACAGCTAAACATGACCCGCTCATAGAATAATTCGCATCCGGCATCGCACTCGTAAAGTTCACCGTATAGTCGCCCGCACCGTTATCCGTAATCGAACTTACGTTAAACGATGCACGAATAGCGACAGTGCCTGTACCGTTAAAGTTAACAAACGCGCGGCATAGCGTACCAATCTCCGTTCCGTTAGTGTTGTTAAACGTAGGTGGAGATGTGCTATTTGATTGTATTGTTCCAACAACGACTGTAGACATAATTAAACTCCAATACAAGGTTTGGCGAATTCGCCATGAACATACGGTGCTGCTTTTGCATACGCCATAGCCGCCTCTGCTTCTGTGTCAAAAACGCCTAGATACTTTCTAACGCCTTCTTTTTGTATTACTGACATATACCGGCCTGATTTAAGTCTGTATGCGCCTTTAGTAGCCCTACCTTTATGCGGCTTGCTGTTAGCTTTGTTATCTGACTTTGTTGCCGCCCTTAAATTTTCTATCGTATTGTTTAACGTATTACCGTCAATATGGTCAACTACTTCAGGCCAACTTCCAGTTTCAAAAAAATATATCACTCGGTGGCAAGAATAGTTTTTTCCGCGAAACTTAAACCTCAAATAGCCATGACAATTACTTCCGGCCTTTGAACCAACAGGTGCTTTAGAGTTTGGAGATTTCGCCCAGTATAAAACTCCATCTTTATACGCTAGATATTCGGAAAGTAGTTCAATCATTTCTTTAGCACCAGCGTACTTGTACTGTCTGCCTGAATGGTATCTGCTACGATAGTTCCAGCCATGATCGTTCCTTACTCGTAGAGAATGTTGATGGTGCCAGCGTCGAAGGTGTCGGTACCGCCTACTGTGGTGATGCGGATTTGAGTAAGCGTTGCCCCAATATCGGCCGACCCCGCGCTAACAGTTAAAAACGCGGCAGAAGGATAATTCAAATTAGCGGCGCACGCCCACGCGTTACCCGTAACATTTACTAAAGTTATTACGCCGCTATAAGCATTTGCCGCACCTGTTCCCGCCGTTACTAAAAGACCAGTAGTACTGTTTGCGCCTGATGTTTGGTTGGCTCCCCCCACTTGGCTAGACGAGCTAGAGTATCCAGCAACCGCAAATCCTCCGGCAGCGCCTAATTGAATTTGATAGTTTGATGTTCCGGTAGTTGACACGCCCCTAAACATCACCGTAATCCGCTTCACCCACGACGGTATGCCTGTGAAATCAACCGACGTACCAGACGCAGTTACCGCCGTACCCGACACAATCGGTGCTAACGTACCAGTGACGTTCACCAGCGTCTGTGTCGTACTGCCCGCTACAGCAGGAGCAGATACCGTAATCGAACCGGATGTATCGCCTGCGAGAACTAAAGAAGCCATGATTTATCCTTTTATAAAACGACCCACCGAGCGCCAGACGACACCGTCACAATCACCGCTGCAGTAATTGCAGTGATCGACGCTGACTGCGACGTGCCCACCGTATACGTACCAATGCCGCCGGTGCCGGTGCCCAACTGTGTAATCGTTGTGCCTGCGGTAATGCCCGAACCTGCAATGATCGAGCCCACACCTAAAGCGCCAGACGTTGCGGTGTCAACTGTCAGCGTGGTGCCTGCAATGCTGCCGCTGCCCACAAAGCCAGCACCCAACGTGATTGGGCCGGTGGACATGGCATTCTTGGTCGACGGGATTGTGTAGCTCAACGTCACCGTCTGGTCGTTCTCATAGAAGACTTCATCAGACCCGTTACCTGTTGCGCCTGCGCCGCCTACCTGGCCCCACTCGCCGTTGGTGTAGCCCTCGAAGATGTCTTCCGTGCTGTTGTACCGGAACATGCCTTCTGCTGGCGCAGCAGGCCGGTCAGTCGTTGCCCCAACAGGCATCTGCACGTAGCCGGTGCCGGAGAACGTGACGTCCAGCGTAGCCGACAAGGTGGTGAACGCACCGCTGTTAGGCGCGACGTTACCGATCGCTGGCGGTGAGCCGAACGACAGGTTGTCGACAGGCACCAGGATGTTATCGGTGGTGTACTGCGTGACGTCGTTCGAGTCGGTGATCAAGAACTTGTACGCAATCGTCGGCTGCAGCCAAATGTTGGCCATGCCGCGCGCGTCAAGAATAATTGGGTTCGTGTTGGTGCTGCTGCCCGCCTGATCCGTGAACGTCGCAATCGGTGTCGTCGTGCCGCCTGCGTAGGTGTAAACCTTACCGGCGACTAACGGATTCCCGTTGGCGTCAAAGAACTGCTGCTTGGGTGTTGGGGTTAGGGATGCCATTTATTTCCTCAACTCGTTTCGGTTTTCTGGCGCTAAAAGATTCACCGTAGCACCTCTAGCCTCTTTAGGGATCACCATCCATTCCTGCGGATTGTTCAGCGCACGCAAGACGGCGTTGCGTTCCACAGCCGGTAGCGTATCCAGCAGCCTAGCCATATCTTGGCCAGACTTGGACGCTTCCGTCAACTTGTTCATAACATTCTTGCCGAGCTTTTTCTCTAGTGCATCTAACGCCGTATTGGTTGCAGTAGCGGTGCGGCTAAACGCAAAGTTCGGCAGCCTGAATCTTGTCTGGTTGGCTTCAATCAATTCACGCAACGCGTCGCGGCCAGCCGCTGCCTGCTCGCCTACGCGAACGTCGCGCTTGAGTTCGCCCGCAACGCCTTTCAAAGTCGTCATCGCCTTGTCGCTCATCTCTTTGGCGATGTCGTAGCTGCCCGAGCCGAAGACCTTCTCAACTTCTTTCGGGCTGTTGCCTTCGACCAGTTTGACGAACGCTTTTGGGTCGGTCTGGTACATCTGCAGCGCCTTGGCCGACATCTTCTTCTCGCTGACAGCCTTTAGCCCAGATGCGTACGCATCAAGGTACGCACCGTAGCCGGTGCCGCCTGCGTCTTCGATTGCTTTAACAATCGCAGGACGAACCTTGTCCAACGCCATTGCGGCGAGTTCTTTCTGCGCGTTAGGGTCGTTGGGGTGCAACTGCTTGGCAACCGCGTTGACGGAATTCTTACGGATGGTGTCCAACGCCCATGCGTCAATCACACCACCCACGTTAGTCCACTGCTGGATGTCGGTTGCTACCCGACGCAAGACGCGCTGCAGGTCACGGTTACCAGGTGCGATCTGAGGGTCAGCCAGCGTTCTCTCGATGTTGGCCGTGATGGCGTCGCCCTTCAACGGCTTTAGACCGTGGGCTTCTAAGCTATTAGCTGCAGCAGTTGCAAAACGCGACGCTTCACCAAACACCAGCGAACCTTCCGCAGCTTTTGTTGCTACGGCATCCGCACGCTTGGCCAGCTCGCCTTCGTAGGTGTAGCGACCCGGCACAGGCATACCGCGCTCGATCGCGCCTCTTTCGCTACCCGCTCTAGCCAACCGTTCAGCAGCAGGCGCCATACGGCGCACGTCACCGACCTTCTCTGCTGCCACTGTGCCCATACGCTCGGCTTGCGCCTCCAAAACAGGTTTTAGCTGACCAGCAGTGTTGGCCGCCGCCATCTCGACTTCAAGCTGCGGGATTAACTGGTTGCGTAGTTCTTTCTTGGCTTGTTTCTGCACCGTCCTAGCGCCGGTCTGTGTCTCAGCGCCAGCCAGCTCAGCAAGCTGGTTTAGCCGTGCAGCTTCCTGCGCTTCAGCGGTCGTCAACAGGTAGCGTGGGTCACGCTTGGCTGCCTGCTCAAGCAGCGCCTGCGTAGTTGGCGACGTCAGGTCGGAAATCGATTGCGCAGCGGTCACGTCCGTCGGTGAGCTGCGAGCTAACGCGCGGGCTGCGCCAACGTCTACACCTAATGAATCGCGCAAAATTCTGGCGGCTTTCTGCGTGCCGATTTGGCCGGACAAGGTGTCGTACAGCCAACCCATACCGCGTCCGCCCATCTGCAGGGCTTTGTCGATGTACGGCGCCGCCACGCGGCCGCCCGCCTCAAAGATAGCGCCCATTAACAAATCACGCGCGCCAGCGGTAAGCCCTTCGGCTGGCGTCAGCTCGGGAATGTTGCCCAGCGCAACGTCAGCCCGACGCAGCAAGCCAGATGCTGCGCCATAGCCAGTAGCCGAACCTAGTACAGCACCGCCGGGGCCAGCAGGCGAGCCCGCCACCGCGCCGCCCACAGCACCTAATGCTTCCACGGTTGGGCCAAGTACCTCTCGGGCGGTACGCGCGCCTTGGTACAGCTCGGGGTAATCTTTAGCCCACGCCGGGGTTTGCCCGCGAGGGCCAGGCACTTCGCTCGGCGCTGCTGCAGGCGCGGGTGCTGGCGCTGGCGCGGCGGCTTGCTCTTCAGCAAGTGCCTCTTTATACGCCGCAGCCACCGTTTCAAACTCCGGTGTGCCTTTCTTGTCGGCGTTCTTAACTATCCAACCAGCGTAATCATCTGCAGTCGCCATTTTTACTTCCTATTCAATATTTCGTCCGCTTTGGATCGAATATCGCTTTTTGGTTTAGGCGCTGCAGGAGCTGCAGGGGCTGCAGGAGTTGCCCGGTCACTTCGGTACGAATACGTTTCGTCGTACGCTTCTTTTGACCGCCGCGCAGCGCCTTCAACATCAGCAATCGTGTCTTCAATTACACGCCGCACGTCCGCCGCGCCTTGGCGACGGTCGAGCGCAGCAAACGCCGCCTGCAGTTGCTTGCCTTCTTGGTTAGAGACGTTGCCCAACGCGCCGCCCGTTTTGGAGCTTTCACGCATCGCCTGCAACATTTGAAAACCGCCTCTAGCAATAATTCGGTCGTATATAGCCTGCGCAGCTCGCGCGTCATCCGTAAGCCCTGGCGCGCGGCCTGCGAGTAAACCAGTAATCTGGTTTAAGCCAGGATGGTCGCGCAACGCCTGCAAATCTTTAATTAGCGACGCTGCGTTAGCGTCAATCGATTTAATTGCCAACGTGGCTTGCGGACGAACCGCCTCACGCTTTTGAATTTCTTTGTTAGACAATTCAACGCCGCCTTGCTCAGCTTTACGTGCTTCGGCCGCAGCAGAAATACCAACGCGACGAGCATCAAGGTTTTCCATCGCTTTATTGTGGCGCTGCGTTTCTTCCAGTTGTTTCTGTTGCCGCTCCGCCGATGTGCCGGAAATGCTTTCCATTGCTTTTTGATGGCGCTGCGTTTCGCGTACGCGGTCGTCTTCTAGCGCTAGACGTTTTTGTTCATTTTCTACGCGGGTCTGTTCGCGGCTTTCGGTTAAACGATCTTTAGCCGATAACAGGCTGCGCAAAGTTCGCATTTGCCAAGCAGGTATTTCTTCATCTGATGCTGGCAACCCCCCACGAATACGATCGGCGTACTCCGGTTTTAACTCGCCAGACAAAACTTTTTTATCGATGTCGGCTTGAATATCACCTAAATTAGTAAAGCTAGCGATGTCCGCAATGGCGGTATCCAGCTTTTCTTTACTTAGTTTTTGCTCACGTTCTTTTGTTTGTGCTTCGCGTGATTCGCGTTGCGCGAGCAAATTTTCACGCTGAGCCGCGCGGGTAGCAATACCCTCGTACATGCTAGGCGCTTCAGAAAGTACGCGGTTCATAAACGCATCGGAGCCAAACTCTACGCCCGGCTCACTCATAATGCGCGATAGCGCGTTTCTTTCCCGTTGCTGCTGCTGATACTCTTGCATCTTCAACGCGTTCATCTGCGACGCTTCTTGCGCACCGCGCAGTTGCGCCATAGCAGCCATTTGGTTTACCGGCGATTCAATTTGAATCGGCCGATAACCCATTGCAATAGACGTATCAATTTGTGCCATAGTCGTTTACGCCAAATCAGTGGGGTTGTATACGCCAGCGGGAAGTGCGGGGCTCATCATGCTGCCGCCCTGTTGCGGAAACATACGCGCCATCAATTGCTGATTCTGATAGTAGTTCAGCCCTTGGCCCAATGCGTTACTTAACGCATTTGCCGTGCCCATGTACCCAGACGCGCGAGCGTTAGCTGCGCCAATAATGTTGGCGCCGATATTTTGCCCAAACTGACCCGCTTGTTGTGCCATAGTTGCTGCATTAGACTGCCCCATGCCCGCCAGACTTTGCAGCGGGTTCAAACGAGCCGCGCGTTCTGCTTGATAACGATTAAACGCGTTAGTAAACTCTTGCGAACCTAGCTCTTGCCCAAAACGCGTGACGCCGCGCATCTGATTGCCTGACAGCAAACCGCCTCGCGCTGCCGCCGTGTTCTCTAGCGCACGAAGACCTTCTTTCATTCGAAACGCATACCCTGGGTCTTGTTGGAATTGCTCCATGCCAAACGGCGTGTAGCGAGATGCTTCCACCAGTTCGGGCAACGCGTTAACACCGACTTGGCGAAACGGCTCCTGCAACTGAACCTGACGATTGAACATGCGCTCTTGCGCTTCGGTTGCGCGGTCGGCAGCGCGCGCTTGTGTTTTAGCGGCTTGATTTGACGCAATGCCACCTACAATGGCGCTTCCGGCTATAGCTGCGGCGACCCATGTCATGATGCGGTTCCTTCCAAAAGTCTTTCTTTAACGTCATTACGCGCATCAAACAGCGCGGTAGTATCAGGCTCAATCAATTCGACTTCTATTTCGTCTAGATCAGTTTTATCTGTTCGATGGATTGTGATGCCAATTGAATCGGTTACCGCCATCGTTACGCGTTTAGTGCCAGGCTTAGATTCCACAACATCGCCAGCACGTAAAGTCACCATGCCGTTTTCCGTCCACGCCACTATTTCACCCATAGCGCACAAGAAAAAATGCGGCTCTTTGTGAACCTTACCGACAATCACCGTGCCCGCTGGGCGGAACACTTTGCGCATATACATGCCGGGCGAAAAATGATGTTCGGTCACCAGCTCAGCCTGTGGCATCTTGACCATCTCAGCTTGCAAACGGTCGATCTGCTCTCGGCTGGGCACAAAATTTTCAGTAATTTCGTTCATAACACCACCCACCGTGAGCCGCTTGCCACCGTCACCGTTGTGCCGCTGGCCACGGTAATTGGCCCTGACGACATACCTGACGTACCCGAAGCAATTGTATAGCTGACATCTATAGTTAAGTTGTTAACATAGATGCCGTTGCCTGCTATGAAATGCTCCGATGTTAATTCACCTGTGCTAGGTTTGTACAGATATTTGGCGTTGCTGGTATAGATGGTCGACAGCGCGCCTGACGTGGCTGCAGCGAAGGTTGGGTAGACGTTCGTTGACGTGCTGGTGTCGTTCGAAATTGTTGCGCCCGAGCCAGTCGCTACCGCCCAAACCGCCGTCGTGCCATTCGAGGTCAGCACGTAATTGTTGGCGCCAATCGGCAGGCGGGTAGAGCTATTCGCCCCATTACCGATGATCAAGTCGCCTGTGCTGGTGACCGGCGACAAGGCATTAAAGGCTGCACTCGCGCTCGTCTGGCCGGTACCACCATTAGCGATCGGCAGCGTGCCAGTCACCTGCGTGGTCAAGCTGACGTTTGATAGAGTGCCACCGAGTGTCAGACTACCGCTGGACGTCACCGTGCCGGATAGGCTAATACCGTTGACCGTACCGGTGCCGGACACGCTTGTGACCGTACCGACGTACTGATCGTTCGACGTGATGGTGAAGTTAGGGTATGTGCCCGAGATGCTGGTCGTGCCAGCGCCGGTTAACGACACCACCTGGTCAGGCGCAGTATTGGTGATGGTAAAGCTCGGGTACGTACCTGACGTGCTAATGCCTGTGCCGCCGGTCAGCGACACTACCTGATCAGGTGCCGAATTATTGATCGTAACGGCGACCGAGCCGTCATACGTCGTGCCAACGCTGTACGAGATGCCGGTGCCTGCCGTCAAGGCGTTGGCCACACTGCCTGCTTGGCCGGTAATGTTGCCGGTTACTTTGCTACCTGCAATCGACGTTATCCACGTTGGGTCGGCGTAACTGCCGGTGGTGTAGACGCCGTTAGTCACGGTGCCTGAGTTGCCTAAAATATCAATATTCCAAGTGCCGGTCGCACCTGACCCCGTTGTGCTGGGCACGTCTAAATTAGTACGCGCGCCAGAGGCTGTAGTAGCGCCTGTGCCGCCATTATCGACATCTAAGGTGCCAGCCAGCGTGATGGTGCCGGAGGTAGTAACTGGGCCGCCCGAGGTCGTCAGGCCCGTCGTGCCGCCCGACACATTAACGGAGGTCACCGTACCGGTGCCGCCACCGCCGCCTTGGTTGGCCTTGTTGAGTAAGTTTAGAAAAAATCGATACCAGTCACGCGAAACAAGCCCCGTCCGGTCGTCAGTAATGGGCGACTGGTTCTTGGGTATTTGCGGTTCGTTATCTGCGTTAGGCATTGGTGCCGGACAAAGCGAGTTCGGCACCCATAATGGCGATCTTGACGGGGTCGGTGCCGGACACCTCGTAGACGCGGTCACGCAACTTGTTAGTCATGCCAAGCCGCCGCCAAAAGGCACGGTAGCCGTAGTTGCCGATCTTACCCATGCCCGTCCAATGTTCGTTCGACCAGGTATGGCCGCCATCGTCTGACCAACGCATGATGATTTGCGGGTCGTTACCTTGGCCGGTAGCAAGGCCGACGCCTGTCTCGCACTCAAGCTGCAACGCGTGCTGGGCGGTACGTTTTAAGTTGTTCTGGCCGGTTGGCAGCGCCCGCCAAGACCGCAGCCATTTCTGAGGCAGCGTGTCGTCAGCAAACACATCAAGGTCGTAAGCGTAAATCTTGCCGTTTTGGAAGTCGCCTACCACCACTTGATTGTTGTAAAACATCTGGCAGTTAGCACGGTGGCGGATAAACTCACCGTTAGCAAACCCTGCTCGCTCATGCCATGCGCCAGTAGCTACGTCAAACACCCATGTTTTTTGGGCGGTCGGAAAGCTCAGCACGTAAAAAGCATGGCCGTCTTGCTGATAAGTAAACGCGATTGCGTCTGAAATGGTGCCGTAGCTCTGGATGGCGTACTCGACCGCATGGGTTGAGATGCGCTGACCAGTGTAGCCGTTAGCACGGAACACCACGCCTTGACCGCGGGCGTCAGACCCTAGCCAGAACAGCGAGTTGTCCATCTTGGCAACCGAGAAGGTGGCCGCGCAGCCTAGTTCGTTGACCGCACCTTGAATACGAGCCAGCGGGAACGGTGTATCGCCTGCGTTGTACCAGACCTCAACTGACTGGGTGCCAAACAGCCATACCTCGCGGTGATCGACAAACAGCGACACTAAGTTGTCGGGCATACCCTCGGCGCTGGCAAAACTCAGAGGGTCAAGCTGCGTACCATCCAACAGCTCAGACACCCAAAACTTTTGTGAGTTAGGCTCTTGGAAGATAAAGTAACCATCAAGATAGCCAACCGTCACCGCGCCTGGAAAGTCTACGTCGGTGATCTCAGCGTACTCTTCGGTAGACGCGTCGTAAATGTAGCCGTCTGGGTTAGCCGCAATGAAAAGCTGCGTGCCATTGTCGACCATCGACACCGGGCCGGTGCCCGACACGCCGCCGATTTGAGTGACTGTCCAGTTGGTGTCGACGCGGTACAGCCGCGACCCGGACACCACGTAGCCGTACTCACCATAAGCCCACAGCCCACGGATAGGGCCGGTGCCAACGGTGGCAAGCCTACGTAAGCCAGGCGCCCGATTCAGGTACGCAGGCTCGTTGCCTTCCGGTGACGGTGTGATCTCTGGGTACAAGTTGACCATACGCGCGGCTGCAGCGTTAAGGCTGCGAGCCACGTAGGCTTGACCAAGGATAGGCGTCTTCATTTCATGCCGCCGTATCGGTACACCAAACCGCGCTGTATTGCCTCTATTTGCGCGGGTGTCATGGTGCCGGGTGTGTGGGGGTCACGGCCAGTTACACTCATATAGTCTTCCATCCACGCAGTTGGGTGGCTAGTAGATTTAACGCTTTTTCCTTGCGGCGTAGTGCTACCCCAATGTTGCATTTCTTTATCAAACTCGTAATCTTGCGGGCGCATTCCTGATTTCCACGCTGCGCGGTAATTGTACTCAGGGGAGTCTAAATTTGGCGCCTCACCGAACTTTTTGATGAATTGTGCATACCAAGGAGTTTGCCGAATGCCTATTTGGAATGCTTTTTCATCGGCAGCAGTCCATGTACCTAACTCTGCTTCAGGCGCAATAGAATAGCTTGGCGTAAGGCGCAAACCTTGAGCCAGTCTATTTTTGTTTGGCGGCGCTAAAGCGTTAGGCATTTTTAGTAGTTACCAGCGTAGATGTTAAACCGCTGGCGAGTAGCGACCAGCGAGTAAGGCATCGACATCACGTCGTCTGGGTTGTTGATGCGCTTCAGGTTGCGCTTAGACGTCATCGCAATACGAGTAACCTGCGGCATAGGCTCAACGCCAAACTCGTTGGCAATTTCCATTGCTAGGTTGTACTTGAACGCACGCAGGTAGCCCGGCGGAAACGACAGCGCGGTGTTAAGCGTTGCCGGTTTATCTAGCTGCTGCACCGACACAAAATGCCACTCCAGCACACGCGTTGGCTTGGGGTAGATCGTCATGGTGATGTCTGGGAACGTGTTGTTCACAAACATGACCTGCGGGTAGGTGCTGGTAACTGTCTTGACCGCAATGCCGTTGTACTGCTGCTGGTTGATCAGCTTGATGCCGTAAGACACGTTGGTCTGCGGATCACGGAAGTACGTCGCATCGTCAATCAGAATAGGACGATTGCCGACAAAGTCGCCGGTTGGGCCAAGGGTCTGGGTAATTAGATCCGGCGGCCAGTTGAACACCTGATCTTCGGTGCAAAACACAGCCAGACGCTCGGTATTCCACGAATCAATCATCTGATTCATGGCGTTTAGCGCATCTTGGGCAGCCTGCGGTGATGGCTCTTCACCTTCGGCCAGTTGGCCAATCAGCCGAAGCGCTGCCTTAATCTGGTCAAAGGCGGTTGCCATTCAAGCTCCTTATTCTGCCGCTGCTACCTCTACAGGCGGGCGGCTACGACGACGTTTGACATCCAGC